AGTAGTTAGGCTGTTGGCCTTCATATAGTTAATATGGCCACCTAATACTGTTCCTTCAAATTCATATCCTACAGTAAATGCCACGCTTACGGCAGTATCATCAGCTGCTGCTTCTACAACAGGCCCGCTCTTCATAACAGTCATATCGAGGATTTGGCAATTAGCATAGCTCTCTAAGAATCCTAGTATATTAGCAAAACGTAGATTGCCCCTTGCCCTGCGCTGTGAATTAGCTAGGCTAGTGTTTAAGGTGGAGAAATAATTATAATCCCAAGGCTCAATGCCGCCACCTGTTGGTGCGCTGTTGCTAGTAGACCAGCTGCTGGTATCGATCGTGATACGATAATACTTAGATTGTAGTTGTGCGTTGTTATTTTGAAATCCTGAAGCCATAGTGATGATCCTTCTTTAAGTTATTTATCTTAGCTGAGTCAGACTCAGCCATGATACTTAATATATCCCCAATAGATCAGTTTTATTTTTTTCTGCCAACATCTGTTAGATCAGCACCAGGCGTAATATATTGGTATGCACCTTTAGAATACGCTGGCGCAGTTCTAGCAGCTTTAATCATAATTTCTTTCTGCACTTCGGGACTTTCCTTGTGCAGGTTTTCCATTATACCTTTTTTAAAGCCATTCCCAACGCTATTGCTAAGTTGATAGGGATTATTAGTAGAATAATCTGGTGTAGAAATCCTGACATTACCTGTAAACGCTTTCTTAAGTTTGAGCTGGTTAGGAGTAAGACCCTGCTTTTCTAACCATGCATTATGTTTATCAGTTGCTTCTGCAAGTTTCTTTGAATTTGACTTTTTTTTCTTACTGTTGTATTTCGTAGTAGTAAGATATGGTCCAACGAGATGCATGCTCATACTCTGCTGCTCCCCAAAAGTTTAGCGTGATTTTCTAAAAAGCTCAAAAGCATCCAATCTGCCATTGGAATATCAACCTTTTCTTCTAGCAATTTCTTTAGGCGTGCGTGTGCTTGGCGACACCACCTAGCATCATACATAGCATTGTCTCCTCTAATGAACACTCCTGGCCAATCGTCGTTGATCTGTAACGGACCAGTTTCAACTCGCGCACCGTGAGGTCTATCACCAAAAGGGCACGGAATCTCGGATAAATCAGCTGTTATTTTTTGCATAGCAGACCTTATTTGTTGAGGTAGGTATTAACTACTTTATCTGCTATATTATACTTTACAGCCTCATCTGCGTCAAGATAAACATCCTGGGGAGGCATTAAAATTTCTTTTATTTTCTTCTCATTTAGTCCAGTACATTTTGTATAGTGGTTTAACATACGCTTAGATGTAAGATTAAACTCTTTAATCACAGCTATAAGTTCGTGTTCTTTACCCTGGCTACCCCAACTAAACTGATGGCTCAGTATGCTGGTATTTGGAGTGATAGTGCGATGTCCTTTAGCACCTGCCATGAATATCAATAGACCTGCTGAACTTATCTGTCCCAATCCTAATGTATGGACTGGTATCCTGCTGCCCTGCATTATGTCAATGAGTGCGAAGGCAGCTGCTAGATCACCACCTTCGCTGTTTATCATTATAGTTAAGTTTTGCAATCTATCCTTTTTAGGGGATAAGCTCTTTTCTAAGATGAACTCGATAGCATCACTTGTGTTTGTTGAAGTAATTTCATCGCTTAGGATGAAAATACCGTGGTCGTAAATTGTAGTCTTATCACTGTCTTCTGAGTCTAGCTCTTCAGATTTTTTAGTCATTCATTATGCCTGTCGTGTTAAGAAAGAAGGACGTATGCTCTTCGCACCAAAATACTTTTGGACTAGACCAATTACTATCTGGTCATCATACTCCTTGCAAGAGAAAACGTCTAGATACATAGCATTTCCTCCCTTGAGATCATCTGGTACAAAGTGAGCACAGATGTTACTGGTCTCAATCAACTGTACTAGTGTATAGCCGGCTTTGTTTCCGCTACCGAAGTTAACAATTTGTGGTTCTCCAAAAGCCACCATATCGATGTCTTTTACCAATTGCTTAGTGAAATTGTAGATTGTGGTATAGTCTTGGATAGCGTCGCTGTTACAGTCGGCGCAATCTAGTATAAGGTGATAACCCCAGTATGCCATCTCATGTTTACTCCTTTAAGTTTTAATAGTATGACATAGATGTATCTATGTCAAGAAAAAGATAGGGGACCTATTCCCCTATCCATCCTTTATTTATATTATACTATTATACTCTAGCGGCTTTTCTGTAACCGAGCACTCTGCTAGCATCATAATAGGCTACGCTAACTCCCCTAGCCTGATTTCCACCGAGGACAGCTACATACTTCCTGCCATCTACTTCTACTGTTTTGACGTAAAATCCTACATGTCCTGCCCATTTATTATGGCCCCTGCGGAAAACCACGACATCACCTTCTTCGGGTCTCTTGACAGCTTGCCCCCAATTTAAGAAACTACGTGCTGCGAGACTATCGGTCCCTTTTAGGCCGAGATCGGCTAATACCGTGTTAGCCCAAGCTGCACACCAAGGTATGCGAGCAGGATCTACTTTATAACCGAAGGTGTTAGAAAGTTTATTTTCTAACACCTTGCGATCTTTCTCTGCGTCCATTCCAATCATAGTAGATCCTTTTTCTAGCGTTTTTGCTGAAGAATTTATTGGAATAACGTTTTCTACTAGTTCTGCTGTTGTTATATTTTCAGGTGGCGCACATTCTACATCCCAAAATAAGAAATGGCACTGTTTACCACTATTTAAAGAAATCGTGCGAACCGGATCACTGTGTATCTTATTGTGATGTACAGGACCGTGTTTCTTCTTCCTATGATGTATCACAGGATGTTGATATACATGATGTTTCTTATGCTTTGTGCTATGCTTAACTACTTTTTTAGAAACAATCGTTGTTTTCTTTACTATTTCTGTTTTAATTGTATCAGCCATAGATACTGATGGCACGGCTAATAATAAAAATGTAGCAGCACCCATCATTAACAAATGTTTTTTCAATGTAGTCTCCTCTCTACGTTGTATTATACTTAGTTTCGGAGGAGTAAGTAAAGTAATATTATTTAATAATAATGTTAAAAGTGGGGGATTCTGTTTCCACGCTCCCCCGGGCGCATTGAAATTAAGCTGCTAGAGCCATTTCATAAGTTGCAACGTTGTCGTTAGCAATTATTAGTTTTATTGCGTTAACCGAGCTTTCGCCGGACTGTCTACTTCAACCTTTATACGCCAGTCGATCCTGTTTATCGCCCATCAAAAACACATAGAACTATAATCCTACGGGGCACTCAGTTATATTGTTGCTACTACAACCTATGTGCTTTTGGTGGACGATTCGGGTACCGCCCCCGAGTCCTGATCGTTTTATTGCTTTGCTATCAACAACAGTACATTATTTATAACATCTGTTTATATGCTTGTCAACTTATATCCAGGTAGGACGCTGTATTCCATTTTTAAAATTAGCACCGTCATCAAATGTGGTGCCAAACGGATATGGATATTTGTATTTTTGATTAGGTCCAGCAGCTACGTGTACATATCCAACATCCCCTGAATGTTGGAAAACTAGATAAACAAATGAATCTTTGATATATTTTACAGCCCATTGTGCTATCTCATAGTGTTTAGCTGCACTATTCCAACTTAAATCAACTGCTGCACCAAAACAATGATCACTTTTTCCATAATCGCTGCCGCCCGGGCCTCTAAATCCGTTTACTATAGTAGCCCTACCAAAATTCTGTTCTAGTGGATCTACTGCATTTGTAGCAATATATTTTAAACCATCCACTATCTGATCAAGTGTAAGACCTAAATGACCTTTAGGTGGCAATTCATATCCGCCTTTGACTCCTTGTTTGGTTAATTGTCCTAGTGTCCTACCGTTAGGAGAGATTACTAAACTATAATCTATCTGTCCATTTTTCATTACAGTTCCGCTAGGCGGAGTTTGTGGAGGGTGAGCACCCCCTCGAGGCAAATTGGTCCTTTGTGACGGTGCCGATTTCCTGCGACTAGTTATATCATTTGGTGGACTAGTGAATGGCCCTGCGTCTGGACTAATGCCCATCGCACTAGGATTATATGTGCGAGGAGGTCTTCCGGACGAAAGTAAATTGGAAATATTTCCTGGCAATGCATTAGTTAGTTGGCTAGGAGAAAAAAGATTAGCTGTATCAAAAAATGACAATTTTTGTGCTACACCGCTCACAGCTCCAGCTACACTACCGCCGAGCGCCGACATTACTCCACTCGCTCCTCCAGTTAATGACCCTATGCTTAGATTAGTCGGAACTATAGATACTCTACTACCGACTACGCTACTCATTAGACTAGATAGGCTATTAAACGCAGAACTGTTAGTAGATCCAAATAAATCAACTGGTATAGTAGCGTGTGGGGTCGTAGATAGATTAACCATAGATCCAACATTTATATGTGGTACGCTTATTTTAACACTGTTTCCAGTGACAACATTTGTTAGAGCTGCACCCATCACGTTACTCAATACCATTTGTTTAGTTGTGCCACCAACATTTACAGATCCTAGAGATATTGAACTTACAGTATTTGTTAACGCAGATGATGCTGCAGGTATTCCTATCGAAACAGAGGATAACGCTTGCCCAGCTGCTGATCCTATAGCATTACCAGAAGCTATGTTTAATAGATTGTTTATAGGTATAGGTGATTGCTTCAATAGTCCCGGAAGCGATCCAGCTGGTAAAAGAGACTTGAATGATCCCGGCAAACTTTTCAGTGCTCCTGGTAATGCCTTGGCACCTACTCCGTCCATTAGTCCTTCTAATGTCGATATTTTGCCGCTGGCTTCTCTGGGAATATTATATTGGATAGCTTTTTCAAATGATGAAGATCCTGTCTTGGAAGGTTTGCCACCGGCATCATTTTCATCTGTGTTGGAACCTTTTTTAGCCTGCTGCATAGCAGCTATAGCAGCCTTCCTAAGATTTGGTTCTGTCATTCCGGTACCAGCTACTGTTCCAGAGTTACCGCTTGCAGCATTTTTTAAATCAGTAGGTCGAGCTGGAGGTTGTGCGGTATATTTTACTCCAGCTACTTCTACGGTCGTGGTTATTCCACGCTTTGCTGCTTCGGCTGTAGCTAATAGTCTAGCTGTGGTAGAGGGATCACTGATCTTTCCTACTTTGGATTCTAATATTTTTATGTTAGCGTTTGTATCACTAGCATCTTTTGTCGGATAACCCGGAACAGTCATCTGTTTGCCGTTTATAACAGCATTGACAACTACTTCGATATTACTAGCATTTGCTAAATCGTTCGCTGCTTTTTGCGCATCTGCTACAGAGTTAAAGGTAGCTTGTGCGGTTGATCGTGAATTGGGGAGTAAACTAACCATACTCATATTTATTAGATACTGTAGCCCATAAATACTGCAGGAGGACGATAATGGGACAACTTTGGGCAGTAGTAGGGGATCCTAATTCACACGGTGGGGGAGAATTAACATTAAGCGGCGATTCCTCTCCCGGAACAGTCTTTATCAATAATATACCTGTTATAGTAGGTACGACAGATGCAGGACCTGACGGGCTTGCTGATCCCGATGGACCACCACATGATGATCCAAAAAGCAGTTCACATAGCGCAACTGTGTTTGCTTATAATAAACCTGCACACAGGAATGGCGATACTCGTGTATGCGGTGCCACTACTGTAGTTGTAAATGAAACTACAGTTTTTGTCGGTTAAAATAATTTACCCATATTTGGGCTACTTGGAGTCATTATACTAGTGACACCCTGTATATACTGACTGGCTGTTTGTTTATCAGTAGATGCTATAGCCATAACTGCGTGTTTTGGAATAGTAATTTCGCCTTTGATCTCAGCAGTAAACAGGAAAGGAGTCATTGCTACTCCTTGTCCTGTCATGCTTAATACTAGAGGTCTCGATACAGTATATCCTGTATCATCGACGGCAGATAGCTTAGAGATGATTTCTTCACCTGTTAATAATTTTAATGTGTAGATTTCACCGAAATTAAACTTTTTTACTATCATTAGGCAGCTAGGCTTTCTCTTAACATCTCAGGATTTGATTTCTTTAATCCATCATATCCACCTTCGACTAATAGGTATTCTCCCTTATATATCTGAGGTACCGTCTTATGACCTTTTGATTTAATAAATTCAAGGGCTCTTGGATCTTCCATTACATTAATAGTCTCGTATGTAATATCGTTTTTTTCTAACCAAGCCTTGGCACGATCGCAATAGGGACAAGCGGGCTTGCTATATAATGTGACTATATTAGGCATCGATTGGCTCCTCCTTGTCTTCTGGCTTTGAAACAGAGTGAACTAGATCGCCCTGATGATTATATAATTCTATCTTATTAAAATTAAACATTTCCATACTTTCAATTAGAAACACTGCTCGATCATATGATTCTACATTGATTTCATTTGTTTCTAATTCTCCATCGACTAAACGATGTGTCTTTATTACATGATGATGTTCAGACATTTTTTTCTCCTTTTTATAAACTGAATCCGCTAAAGCTATTTTCATCCACGTCTTGTTTTACACCGCCGTTGATATAGCTAGTTATCTCTGTTTCTTGAGGCGCAACTTGTACTTCACTACCTGCTATCCATTTCTGCGTCCAAGGAAGTGGATTACTGCCGCCCTTGTATTTGCTAGGAAGCCCAATAGCAGTCATCCTCTTGTTTGCAATCCAGTCTACATATTCACATAGTAGTTGGTAGTTGAGACCGATCATTGATCCATCCTTAAACAGATATTCTGCCCATTTCTTTTCCTGTTCTACAGCATCATCGAATAGTTTGATAGCAGCTTCACGACATTCTTCTTCTATGGTTATATAGTCTGGATCGTCTTTGGGTAAAATCTTCAATAGGGTCTGCGTAGCAGCCAAGTGTATGTTTTCGTCTCTTGCGATAAACTTAATGATCTTAGCATTGCCTTCCATCTTCTTTACTTCGGCAAATGCCCAACTACAAGCAAAGCTAACATAAAAACGAACACCTTCAAGGATATTAACACTCATAAGCGCAAGCCATAATGCTTTCTTATGTTGATAAGGTATTGGAATTAGATGAGAATGTGTTTTGCTAGCCGCACGATTGTTCATATCAATCAGTTCATCATAATACTTGCTAATATCGCCAGCGCAGTCTACGATCTCTTGGATGTCCATCATCTCATCAAATATCTTGCTGGGATTACTATATACATTTCTTATGATATGTGTATAACTGCGGCTATGGATAGTCTCACTGAACGTCCAAGTTGTGATCCAAGTTTCTAGTTCCGGCAGGCTGCAGATTGGTCCAAAGGCAGCTGTCGGAGCTCGCCCTTGTACACTGTCTAACAAGATCTGTCGTTTTAAATTTGACGTGAAGATATGCTGTTCGTGTATGGTTAGATCTTTGAAATCTTTGGCATCGCGGAGGATATCAACTTCTTCCGGTCTCCAAAAAAATCCTAGCTGCTTTTCTGTCAGTTTATCAAACTGCTTATACTTCATAGTATCGTAGCGTTGGATACTGACTCCGCCGTCGGGATCTAAAAAAGCTAGGCTCTTTGTATGATCTGATTTCTTCTTAGCGTCAAATACTGTACTCATATTACACAACTCTCACAATCTTCTTGTGGAGGCAAATCATCTAATTGCCCTTCTTCTGCTTTATTAACATCGATTTCTCCTTGCCCGTCATTGCTATTAAAATAATATAACTGTTTTCCACCTAGCTTGTAGAATTGTAAAATATGTCCTAGCATAACACTCAATGGAATCTTTTCATCTTCGTAATGTGCTGGATTATAGCTAGTATTAACACTTATACCCTGATCAATATATTTCTGTAGAACAGCACAGATATTAAGATATCCTTCTGGACTCTTTTGATCCCATAGCAATTCATACTTATTCTTTAATCGTCGATATTCTGGTACTACCTGCTTTAGCACACCATGCTTGCTTTGCTTTACGCTAATATGGCTACGTGGCGGTTCGATGCCGTTGGTAGCATTAGCGATTTGCGCTGAAGTTTCAGCTGGCATGATTGCCATTAGCGTAGCATTACGTATACCATATTGTTTTAGGTCATTGCGGAGCTCGTCCCACGGCATACGCTCAACATATGGTACTAACGTATCTATATGCAGGCTTCTAGTATCGATCGGTACTATGCCCTTTGCGTATTTCGTGTCTTGCGGACGGCCACAAGGACCTTGTTCTTTTGCTAGAGTAACCGAAGCTTTAATGAGATAATAACTCATAGCTTCCATATACTCATCTAACTTCACTAGGCTGCTATTGTCGCTATATTTGAAATCATTCTTAGCTAACCAATAGGCGAGATTAATGATGCCGATGCCCAGTGGGCGATGGTCCAAGGTAGCTAATCTAGCAGCCATAACAGGATAGTCTTGATAACTTAACAATGCGTCTAATCCACGCACTGCTAGTTCACAAGGTTTTTCAAAATCCTTAGGATCTTTTATATTGCCCCAGTTAACAGCGGAGAGGGTGCAGAGCGCTATGCGTCCGTCTTCGTCGAAGATGTGATTAAGCGGCCTTGTCGGTAGATCAATCTCGCAACAGAGATTGCTCTGCTTGATAGGTGCTACAGTCTCATCAAAACTACTGTGGGTGTTTGCGTTGTCCACATTCTGTAGATATATCCGTCCGGTGTCTTTTCTTTCCTGCATAAAGCTGCTGAATAGATCAATAGCTTTCATAGTCTTCTTACGTAGTTTAGTATTCTTCTCGGCAGCTACATACAGCTGCTCAAATAACGACTGATCACTGAAAAAGGCTGTATAGAGATCAGGTACGTCATTAGGACTGAACAAAGTTATATCACCTCCTTGAATCAAACGTTGATAGAACAGTCTATTAAACTGTACCCCATAGTCCATGTGACGTACCCTATTATCTTCAACGCCCTTATTATTTTTAAGGACGAGAAGCTCTTCTACCTCTAGATGCCAGATTGGATAATAGAGCGTTGCTGCTCCATTACGTACTCCACCCTGGCTACAGCTACGCACTGCTGCTTGGAACATCTTGTAGAAAGGAACAACACCAGTGTGACTGGCATCTCCATTCCTGATAGGTGATCCAAGAGCTCTTATTCTACCAGCACCAATGCCAATGCCTGCCTTTTGGCTGACATATTTTACTATGGCGCTGGTTGTAGCATTGATTGAATCTAAGCTGTCATCAGTTTCGATCAATACACAACTACTAAACTGCTTTTGGGGACTACGTAACCCAGCCATGATCGGCGTAGGTAAACTGATCTGATGTGTGCTGATACACTCATAATAGTCCTTGATCCACTGCATACGTGTTTCTTTAGGATAGCTATTAAACAATGTAGCTGCTATTAATATATAACATACCTGTGGAGTCTCTAATATCTGCCCAGTGACACGATTCTGTATTAGATACTTACCGCGCAACTGTTCCATTGCTACGTATGTTAGCTTCATATCACGTTCGTGGTCAACAAAAGAATTAATCTTTTCCCATTCTTCTTCGCTGTACCAGTTTAAGAATTCAGAAGTATAATACCCTATTGTTACATTTTTCCTTACTAAATCTATCAGCTTATATGGTGCATATCCATCATAGACTTCTTTCCTAAGAGCATAGTTGATAAGCCTACCTGCAACATATTGATAGTTAGGAGTTTCTTCAGAGATCAGATCAGCTGCTGCCTTGATCAGAGTTTCTTGCACATCTTTAGTCTTGATATTGTTATAAAACTGTAATTGGCTACGTATCTCTAATTCACTTGGACTAACTCCTGCTAATCCCTCAGTCGCCCAAAACACGACCTTATGTAGTTTCTCTAAATCTAAATCTTCTTTGTGTCCATCTCGCTTAGTGACAGTGATGCGTGAGCTCATTTCTCTTCCTCTTTGCTTTAAAAAATCGTCGGATATTTAGTGGTACCGTTTTTATAGAATTCTAGTAGTATATTATGATTGCTATAGATGATAAATTGTCTCGTAAATCGCATCACTACGTCCCGCATAATCTATACAGTATATAACCTTTTTGTGGTATTGTCTATGAATTTTTATTAACTAAATCGGTCCATCATATGGCGGAACCAGTGTGGGGTGCCTAGTTCCATATTGACAGATTCTAACTGTGGACCGTTGGGATCTCTAGCTAAAGTACCCTTAAACTCTTGTGTTAGTCTATCAAATTCGTGATGACCTTTAAGTTTCTCTAATATAGAATCCACGCTAGCCAGATCATTCATATTAGCAGCATTACCAAGCAGCATTTTTGCCATTTTATTTGGATCGTTAGTTAATACTTCTTTAGTAGTCCTGTCTACTAGTCCCTGTGTTGGACTATACATCCAGTTAGGATTGACCGCTTTTGCTAATCCAGCTAGCAGTTGGTGTCTATGGGCACCTTTAAACTTGCTGCCTTCCTTACCGCCGCGCATAGCCCACTGTTGGTACTTTGGGTCACCAGTAAACATAAAATCTGTCTGTACAAATCCCTTGCTAGCGTCACCTAATATAGGGGTGCGGAAATGCACACTATTGCCTGTCAGCTGTATCCAGCCGTCTTTCTTGGCTCCCATCATCTTGTTCTTGGCTTTGTTTAGGACATCATCTTTAGCTACACCATTCTTTAGGCACCAAGCCATTAATAGATGCACTAGCTGTTCTTTAGATATTTCACGTTCGTCTACGCTTAGATCTAGATCTCCCGAAGTAGTCACACGACCCACAGTTCCTAACCATTTTACAGGATGCCCTGTATCGTCTAGATCTTTGGTAAAATCTAATCCCGTGATACCTTCTAACCATTTGATAGTTCCGGGTACTTCTGCCTTATCGATCCTTCTAGTAATATCGTGATCTTCACCGTCTTTGAAAATATTGCCGCCTTCTAAAAGTATCATTAGCTTTCCCCGTAGTGAATATTTATTAGATATCGTCTCTCATCACATAGGATTGATTGATCCATAAGTTAGGCAATTCTTTCCTAGTCACGGTAGAATCATAGCGATAGCCTACGATCTTATCG